GTGATTATTACCACTTAGACAAAGCAACCTTCGCCAGTTGGAAATACAGAGACAAACCACACTGGTGGAACGAAGACTATGCTGATTACGAAAAAAGGATAACTCGTGTATAACCCAAAACAAGTACCAGAGTACAAATTCAATGAGGACTTAATTTTGTCCCGACTAGAACAGTATGTAAACGACACATATAGTCAACACTATGCGACTACAGGCAAACAAACAACAGAGATGGTGTTTGAGCATGGGCATGGAGATGGTTTCTGCATAGGAAATATTATGAAATATGCACAGCGTTTCGGAAAGAAAGAAGGCAAGAATGAAAAAGATTTATATAAAGTCATTCACTATGCAATTATTCTTCTCGGATCAATGCAAAATGAGAAAGCATAATGGCAGTAAGAAAGAAAAAAGAAGAACAACTATCAGAAACAAACATTAATAAAGTAATAGACTTGCTAAGTGCAGATAAACCTATTACTAAAAAAGAAGCATGTGGAATACTAAACATAGCATACAACACCACACGCTTAAGTAAGATTATTGCAGACCACAACGAAACAATACAGTTTCGAGCAATACGAAAAGCACAGAATAAAGGTAAGGGCGTAACAGAAGCAGAGAAGAAGTCAATAGTAAAGTATTACTTAGATGGCGATAACGTATCTGACATTGCTAAACAGCTATATCGTTCCCCAGCTTTTATTAAGTCTGTGATTGAAAGAATGGGTATACCCCAGAAGCTTCCAGAAACTGACTACGAAGGAATCAGAAATGCATTACTTCCAGACCAGTGTATATCTGAGGAGTTTCGAACAGGAGAAAGAGTATGGTCTGTAAGAGGCAATTGCCCAGCGATTGTCCAAAAAGAGTGTACAACTCACCCAACAAATTACGAAGATAAGTATGGAAGTAAAGGCTACCATATTATTGAAATAGAAATGGCAGAGTGTGAATCGCCATACTTCGGTTTAGTTAGAAACGCAGGAAAGAACTCTTTCCGTCTAGCATATGACTTAGGAAGTTTAAGACACTTACAGGAATATTTATGACAATACTAGAAATGATATTATGTTTTTGGCTAGTAGGTAGTTTACTTGCTATGTGGAAAATATGGAGACCTTCATATAAAGTAATTACTTTAATAGATAGGGACAATATATTAGTAACAAGACCTATATTATCAACAGTAGTAGTATTTATAATATTCACAATATTTTTACCATTTATGGTAATTCCTTTATTAATTCCTAACAGACTAGAAGAGTTTGTATTAGGTTTTATTAGAGGAGCAGAGAGAATTAAATAATGGCATATAGCAAAGAAGTAGTAGACAGATTTGAGGGTGTTTTGGCAAGTCCTAAACAGTTTTCAGTAGGAAGGTTTAATCCTAACGATCCAGATGTAGCAACAGGAATGCAAGGCGCACCTGCGTGTGGAGATGTAATGAAACTACAACTACGCATTGATCCTTTAACGGACATTATAAAGAGTGTAAAGTTCAAAACATATGGGTGTGGTAGTGCTATCGCATCTTCTTCACTCTTTGTAGATATGCTAACAGGTAGAACAATAGAAGAAGCAAAGCAAATAAAAGACAAAGATATTGCTGCAGCACTCAAGCTTCCTCCGATTAAGTTACATTGTTCAGTATTAGCAGAAGGCAGTATTAAAGCTGCGATAGAAGATTGGGAGACAAAAAATGCTTGAATTTATTTTTACATTGCCCACAAACATTATGCTACTCGGCTTTAACCTCGGAATATGGGGAGCAGCTGTATATTATGTAGTAGAGTGGGTTAGAGACACATTAAAAGACAAAGGATACTTATGAATTATTTATTAAAAGCACTTATCGCTAAGTTAACTGGCGAAGTAGAAGTGGCAAAGGCAAACATACAAGTGTACTTACATAATGCAGCAGGTATTGGTGAACATCCAGACATTGTTGAGGCTATGGAAGTACAGATAGAAAAAATAGCAAATGCCGAAGAAAAGATTGAGACCATACAAAAGCATTTTTCAAGATAGGAAAATCCTTTTAGATAACGAAAAATACTTCTTGACAGATGGTTTCAAATTCGATATAATATAGTTATATTTAAACAAGGATATACATGAGTGATAGATTTTATACGCAACAGTACGACCGAACAGGTTGGAAACCAGTATGGAACAACACATGGATCCAAAACAAAAACAGGAGAAAAAACATGGCTTGGACAGATGAATCTAAAGCAAAAGCAGTCGAAATGTATCAGGAACAAGAACCAACCCCTGAAACTTCAATGGAGATTGTAAAAGACATAGCAGACGAACTTGGTGAATCACCAAATGGAGTTCGAATGATATTGACCAAAGCAGGCGTATATGTAAGAAAAACTCCAGCAGCTAAATCCTCAGGTGGATCTACTGGTGGTGGACGAGTATCAGTAGCTGATGCTCAAGCAAGTCTTACTTCCGCTCTGTCAGACGCAGGTCAAGAAGTTGATGAAGCTATTATCGGTAAACTTACTGGTAAGGCTGCAGTATACTTCAAAGGTGTCGTTGAAGCGTTAAATAGTTAAAAAAATAGTTTAGCCGAGGCAGTGCATACTGCCTTGGTTTTTTGCATCCCATAGAAGAGACCTCTGCAATTTAGCAATACAAAATAATTTTTGTTAGATTAAATTGGAGGAATCAATGAAAAAAGAGGAGCTTAAAGCTAAACTCGAAGAAGCAGGTGATGCAGTAATCACCTATAGAAGTCAAAACTCTAGAAAGCTAAAGTATAATGTTTGCACTGCTGACTTTTCTACAGAATACATTCGTCAGAAAAGAAACAGAGCAAAAGAAGGACAACATACAGTATTATTATTTTGCTGGGACACAGATTCTTACAGGATACTTGTCCCTGAAAATGTAACGAGTGTTGTACCTCTCAACCGAGTAATCAAGAATGATTGATTTTACTGCCCCCGCAATATACGAAAAAATGATACAAGAAACTGAGTACGAACAGATTCGTCTCGTGGTTTCTACTTTCAGAGATGTAGAGTATATATCCTTACGAAAATATTATTTAGACTTTGAAGAAGAGTGGAAACCCTCTAATCAAGGAATAAGTATGCCTATTGACTTTGATAACAGCAAACGATTATTTGAAGGACTAGTAGAGATTCTCTCATTAGCAGAAAGTAAAACAATTTTGGAAGACGAATTCAAAGACATACTCGATCAAATATACCTAACATAAAATATTTCTTGACAAGTCCTTATAATTTTAGTATAATATACATATGAAAAATTTAGAGACATTATTAAATCAGGCACGCTTTTCGTATTATAATGGTAAACCCATTATGTCAGACGCAGCCTACGACAGATTAGAAGATCAATTAGGTGTAGCCAACACGGTAGGACACAAAGATAAAAGTGCGAGATATCCTCATGCTTTTCCCATGTATTCCCTACAAAAATCATACAGTGCATTAGAAAATCCCAACTATGGATCAGAGCCTGTAACAGTTACCCCTAAATTAGACGGAGCAGCAGTAAGTCTGCAATATATTCGAGGCACATTATCTATTGCCTTGACAAGAGGAGATGGAAAGCACGGACTTGACATCACTGATAACATGAGGTTTTTAGTACCTCGCCACCTATTGCCCTTTCAAGGCGTACCAATCATACAAATTACTGGAGAAGTAGTAGCCCCTGCCTCGATTAAGAATAGTCGTAACTATGCAGCGGGTGCGCTAAGTTTACATGATGTAGTAGAATTTCAGAATAGAGATTTAACTTTCATTGCGTATGGGGTACAACCATATCCAACAGATGACTTTATTGACGATATGCAGTATCTCAATGCCTCTGGCTTTGAAACAATTATTGATAGTGATTATCCTATGTTTCCCCAAGACGGAAATGTTTGGAGAATCATAAGTAATAAAGCTTTCGAAAAGTTAGGGTATACTTCTCATCACCCTCGTGGAGCATTTGCTACCAAGAAGAAACAAGAGGGAGTAGTAACAGAACTCATTGATGTAGTATGGCAAGTAGGTAAATCAGGGAATGTTTCCCCAGTAGCAATACTAGAGCCTATCGACATTGATGGTGCAAGAGTGGCAAGAGCAACTCTACATAACATTGGAATCATTGAAGACCTCGGTCTGGAGATTGGATGTATGGTAGAAGTTGTAAGAGCAGGGGAGATTATTCCCCAAGTAGTAAGGAGAGTAGATTGAGACAAGAAGCATTTACAGATATATTTAGTCCTTTATTTAGAGGATTTACAAGTAGAATGTGGATTGATTATCTTGATGAGAACAAGAGTTCTTTTGTCCCAGATGATGACTACCCCACATATTTAATTAACAACTTTAAATTTCTAATAAGGAAGTTTAACGAACAGAATGGCAATAGCCATTGGAACATAAAATGATAGTAGAAATATTCGGCAAAGAACAGTGTCCTTTCTGTGACAAAGCGAAAGGTTTAGCAGAAAGAGAAGGACATAATTATAAATATAGACAGTTAGGTTTAGACTTTGAATTTCCACACTTTATGGAAAAATTTCCAAGTGCAAGAACCTTTCCGCAGATTATGGTAAACGGTGAATCCATTGGTGGGTACACTGAGTACGAAAACTTG